TGGCTACCGTGTTGTAAAGTGTCAACGTGCCAGCATTTGACAAAGACATCATTGATGCCGGTGTTGCACCCGTTCGGAACTGAATGTTCAACCCGCTGATCGTCGGACCTACTCCGCTTTGGTTGAACAGTGTGGCCGTAGCGTCCGATGGAACCGTTCCAGCGTCCGAGAATGCAAGATTGTTAGAGAGCGAAATCTTCCCCGCCACCTGCAACTTCGAACTCCCGTCGTCGGTTGTGGTGCCGATGAGGACGTTGCCAGTCCCAGAACTCGCCAAGGCAACATTCCCGGTTCCGTAAGCAATGATAGGTTCCAGCCCACCAAAGAACGAGAAGCGAATCTGCTGTGACGCGGCAGTCGAATTGTACTTGTACACCATTGCCGCCGATTGGTTGGTCGCAGAGGCCTTCCCAAGCACAAAGTAGGTGTCGGAACCGCTGGCGACAGTGGATTGATAGATAGCAAGCGGTCGTGCGCCACCATCGATCTGCACCCTAGAGTTTGCGTCATCCACGGTAGAACCAAATAAAGCGTTGCCGCCGCTGGTGATGCGGGCGCGTTCGGTTACCAAATTTCCGACGTACAGCGCAAGTATTTGCTTGTCTGATCCGGCATCGTAGAACCCGCGAATCGCTGCTTGCTCCGTTCCGCCGATGGACCACTTGAGGTAACCAGCATTGTTGCTCGCCGCGCGATCAATGCGAATCGCATCGCCACCATCAGAGCCGGGAATGAACGTGGTCGCACCGGTGGCCGCAACGGAAATACGGGCAACGCTGTTCGTACTCAGCGTGATAACGTTGCTCCCCGTCGCACTCAAGGCGAGGGTTCCGGCGTAAGTTAGCGACGGCGAAGTCAGCCCCGCAAACGTCGGACTCGCCCCGGTGTGTATCGACTGCGGCAAGCTCAGCGTTACCCCGCCCACGAAGGCGGTGCTGTAGTCCGAAAGCGCCGATGCGCCCGCGAGCGTGCCGCCTCCTGCAGCCGCTTGGTGGTTATGCGTGGCGTTCGCGAACGATGCAATCGTGGGGGTAACTATCGTAGGCGAGGATGCCAGCACGATTGACCCGCTGCCCGTGGTTCCGTTGCTGAGGTTCGACGCGGCAGGCTGCGCGCAAGTTAGATCGCCGTTGGCCGCGATGGTCGTCGCGTATTGATTCGCGCTGCAATCAGCGGGGTTTGCAGCGAGCGCGGCTGCGGTGCTCGCGTTGCCGGTGAGCGCACCCACGAAAGCGGTGCTGGTGACGCTGGTCAGCCCTGTAATAGTGGACGGCAGCGAGAGAGTAATTGCTCCCGTACTCGCGCTGGCTGTAATCTGATTGGCCGTGCCCGCAATGGTCGTAGGCAGTGCGGTACAGGACTCAGCGGCCCCGGAAGCGTCTACGCCCAACGGGAACTGGCCCGCAGAGCAGTTCGACCCATTGGCCGCCAGTGCGGTAGCGGTGGAAGCGTTGCCGGTCAGGCTCCCGCTGATGGTTGCGCCCGTGATCGTTGGCCCGGTGGCCAACACCACGTTGCCGCTTCCGGTCGTGCCATTGCTCAGGTCGGATGCGGCGGCCTGCGTCCAGGCGGGTGCCGTCGCCGCGCTTCCGCTGCCCGTTGACTTGAGAAACTTGGGCGTCGTGCTTGTGTTGCCAGACAGTCGCGTCATCGTGCCGGTGGCATCCCCATAGATCACGTCGCCAATTGCCGACATCGGATTGGTCGCAGAACTATTACAGGCGAAGGTGAAGCCATTCCACGCGATCGTTTGGCCGGCCGAACACGCGGAGGTCAAGCGCGAAATGTTCACCGTTCCACTTGGCGTCGGCGCGGTCGTGCTCTCGATGTCGGCGAGCTTGCAGACGCCGCCGCTGCACGAGGCGGATGTCGGGACCGTCCACGTCACCGTAGCGACGCGGTACTTTTCCGTCGTGCCGGCCGCCCGCAGTTGCTTGGTCGCGCGGTAGTAGGAGCCGCTGGGCGACATCGTGGAGTTGGGCGGAAGGGTCAGTGATAGCGCGCCGCCCGTAACCGTAACGGTGCGCTCACCGAACACGTGCGCCTGGTTGGATGTCGCCCCGTTCACCATCAACTCGATGCGGATGTAGCCTTCCAACAGGGTGTTGCTGGCAGGGTTATACAGCGTGTCCGTGATTGTGGTTTGGGTCGGCTGCGCGACGGCAGCCGCAACCACCAACAGCAGCGAAAGTAGAATCCGCATCGGTCGTTTCTCCTATTTCTTCTCGGTCTTAGGCTCGGGCGCCGCCTCGACAAACACTTGATCGCCTTGCACGCGAGGGGTGCATTTATCGGCGGCGATCTTTTCGGCTTCGCACGCCTCTTTCAGCGCGGCTTGCACTTCGCCTTGGATGCGCTGCTGCTCAGCTTTGAGCGTCGCAATCTGGCCCTCAATGGCCTGCGCTTGCGCGGCCTTGGCCAGGATCTTCCAGTTCAGCGCCTTGTCGGCTACCGGCTTGGGTTCAGCGGTCATGATGGCCGCCAGAAATGCAGCAATAAGTACTGCTTTGGTCATATGCTCCTTGTTGTGGTGTGAGTTAACAGGTTTTGCCTGTGATGATTCCGCCGGTCACCGTGATCGTGCATGAGCCGGAATCGTCGCCCTTGCGGACGGTAATCGTTGCAGTGATACCCGCGTCCAGGCGTTGTAGCCACCCGTCATCGAGGCGTAATCGCCGTGGAACGAACCGTTGCGCGTGATGTATCCGGTCAGGCTTCCACTCGTGTTATAGAAACCGATCGCGGTGCTTGTTAGCCCGCCGATCACGACCTGATTGACCGAGTTCGTGGTGTTGCGCGCAATGATCTGCGTAGCGTAGATGTTTTGAAACGGGTAGGTAGTGGAACCGATATCGTAAGCAGATGAGGTGGTAGGAGTTACGCTGCCAGCCAGCGAGAGTCCGCCCGCCGTCACTGTGCTCGTGAAGTTTCCATAGTACCCATAGACGGTTGCGGCCCGTGCAGAGGAGGTGCCCAAGTCATAAGCAGATCCAATCGCAAAAGTGATGCTGCCGCCAAGCTTGATCCCGCCGCCGCTGACTTCCAGCTTTGCCCCTGGTGTTCCAGTGGAGCCGATCATGACCGAATCGCCCGTGGTGGTAGGGTAGACGTAGCCCGCGCCATTGCGCGACCAATAACTTGCCGCTCCACAACCGGTGCAGGTGCCGCTGATGATTACATTTCCTGCAAATGTAACATCGCCACCGGCCGCTATCGTCACACGGGTGGTATTATTTGTCCGGATAGCAAGCGGGTGGTTGGACTGCGTTCCGAAGTAGCCCGATCCGGTGTCAGCGAACATAGCTTGGTCAACCGTACTTCCACCAGGACGCACATAGAATCCGCCAGATGCAAAGTAATATCTTGCATCAGCGTCTTGCGCGAGGGCGAGATTATAGGCGTACAAATACGAAAGACGATTTGTCGAGTCACCAAGAGAATAAGTATTATCGGCGCTAGTATATAGATTCCCATTGAAGCTGATTGGACCGGTAGATACGGTGCCACCATAGGACACGTAGAATTTGCTGGTTCCGCTTGCATTGTTGACCGCGATAGCGTTCCCGCTGTTTGACCCGGCTCCTGGGTTGTTGAGCACGATGCGTCCGTATGTTCCGTCATTTGCCTCGAAGCGTCGCGAGTAAACGATATCCCAACGGTTGCTGGAGGTTCCGAGCGTATACGTCTCATTGGTGTTAGGGCTGACATTTCCGGTGAATGAACCGGCGCCCGTTACGTTCAGCGAGCCAGCTTGAACCGTGCCCGAGTGGTTTGCGTTCAAGGTGTAGATGTTATTCCACCGGTTGCCGCTCGAACCGATTGTGTAGGCGCTAGCTCCGGTCGTGACAAGATCCCCCGAAAGCGATACTGTATCTCCTGAAGTTGCCAGGCTTACCGTCGTTCCGCTGCGTGTCCACATCGTGCCGGGGCATCCCGTGCAGGTTCCGCTCATATCGATATCAGTGACCCACAGCTTAGAGAACCTAAGCGACGTAGTTCCAAGAGCAAAATTGTTGTTGGTATAGGGAGCCATGTTCGCGTACAGCGTGATCGTGCTTCCCGTGCCGCTGGCGTAAGTGAGCGTGTTTACGGTTATCGAGTTAGACCACAATCCAGCAATGCGATAAGAAGAACTCCCAAAGTTTACTGAATTATCCGATGAAGGCCTGAACCCGGCTCCTAGTATGATCTGGTTGTTTGCGTCGCTGATATCGTCCAGTGTGACCGTCGCCGTTGTGCCGCTAACCGTTGCATTCCCGGCGATCGTGGCACTTCCCTGGAGATACAAATCCTTCCAGCGTTTCGAACTCGTGCCAAGGTCCCACGTATTATGCACCAGCGGTACCGTGTGATAGTTGAGCCGCGCTTCGTTTACGGTCGTCCCGGTGCTTTCTTCTTTGTTGACGAGTTCAAGGCGGTAAGTTCCAGCATTATCGCGGATCTTGAAATTGTTGGTCGTGACTCCCGAGGTTACCTGAATGTCCCATTGCGTCGATCCGCCCGCGTTATCAACCACCTCAAACTTTCGCGTCTTGATGTAGTTGGTGGTGCCGCTCGTAGGCGCAGCGTCGATGTTTGTAGCGTAGAGCGTCGCGAAACGGTTGGTAGATGATCCGACATCCTTAGTGCCGCTGGTTGCGGATGACAGGATGTGCCCCGCTAGCGTCAGATCGCCCCCCAACGTCAGGCCGCCTGAAGCGTCCAGATCCGTGGTCCAGACCTTCGACCAGCGCAGAGACGTAGTACCGAGCGCGAAGTTGTTATTGCTCAGCGGTGCCATATTGGCGTACAGAGTGACCGTTGAGCCGGTGCCGCTGGCATAGGTGATCGTGTTCGCTACGATGCTGTTGACCCACAGTCCCGCCACGCGATAGCTCGATGATCCAACGTTCCAAGTGTTATCGGCGGAAGGCCGCAGTCCAGCCGCCAGCACGATCTGGTTATTCGCGTCCCCGTTGTCATCGAGCGTTGTCGTGTAGGTGGTGCCGCCGATGTAGATATCGCGCCACTTGTTTGCGCTGCTTCCGATATCCTTTGTCCCGCTCGTGGAAGATGATGTGATATTCCCGCTGAGGTTCAGATCGTCGCCAGCGGTGGCCGGTGATAGCGTCGTCCCGCTGCGGAACCAGTAATTGGTGCAGGCCGCAAACGAGAGCACGCCCGATCCGTTAGTAACCAAGCACTGGCTCGCGGTTCCGTCCGCGGTCGGCAGCGTCCACGTCACGTCACCCGACAGGCTGGCCGGCGCCTGGAACTTCAGCACGTTGGTCCCGTTGGCTTTCTTCTCGCGAAACAGCAGTTGCCCCGTGGCGCTATCGTCAGCCTTCGGGATGATAGTTACGCTGTTCTCGATGACCTGTGAGCACAGAGAGGCAGCCAGCGCGCAAAAAAGCAGTATCCTCACGTCGTTGTCCTTTCCGTTTGCCTGGCCACCATGCGCCACTTGGAGCCGTAACCGATGAAGTGGAAAATGCTTCGGGTGCTGGCGATGGTCGAGATGTCAACCGGGGTGTCCCCGGCGAAGTCGCTCGCCCACGTGATCTGTCGGCCACCCGTGGCGTCTTGGTCGATGACTTTGATAAGCTGATCCCCGTCGCCAGGAACTCCCGGCGAAGAAATCACGGTCGTCGAGGTGGCGAGGCTGTGCTGTTCCACTGTTGTTGATCCAGCGCCGCCGCCACCGCTGCCCGCTGCCGATGCCGACGAGCTAACAATGGACACGCTGCCGCCGCCGCTCTTGCGATTGCGCAGCGCGGCGAAGTATTCGCGCCAGCCATCGAGGTACACGCCGTCATTGCCGCGCACCGTCTGGCGGAAGTACTGGCCGTCGATATCACGCAGCGTGATTTCGTCAATCAGGATTTGCGCACTGCTCAGCCCGTACCGCGAGTTTGTTACATCGGCCATCTGGCCAACTCGCAGCCCAAGTGTTGTTTCGGTGGCAAACTGCGCCTGGATGATATCCGGCGTGCGCGCGCCTACGATGTTATTCGCGAACTCCTGCGCGCCTACGGCATCCACGCTCGATGAATCGTCCTCGAACGCCTCGTACTTGCCACTGGTGCCCTCGGTCGTAGCCCGGTTCGATTGGTCGGTCGCATCCACGGCAGAGATGATGTCGCCGCCCATCTCGCGGTAATACAGCACCAAGGATTCTGTGCTCGTGAGCGTCTGGTTTGCCTCTACGGTGCCGCCGCTGGTGTAAGCGCCATTGCCCACGGAACCCCGAATCGTGAATTTATCCGTAGCGGTCACGTCGATTCGAAATCTGCCGTTCGCCGCGGTATTGCCGCCAACGCTCGCCAGTAGCACCAGATGGCCGGACTTTAGCCCGTGCGCCGCGGTGGTCGTGATCTCGATTGGCTCTTCGTTGCTGGCGCCGGAAACCGTCTTGCTTACTGCTGTATCCTGCGTGATGGCGTATTCGCCCAGCGCCCAATAGAAGTCGTATCCCGTATCGCTGGCAGGCGCGTCCCGGTTGCCTATGCTCGCGTCCCAAACGCCGTCGTCAAGGCGAAGGTTGCCAGACTCGACCAGATGTGCCGGGTGGTCAAGGTAGAAGGTTCTGGCTGTATCATCGCCCGCTAGAACGGCTTCGTTCTGCGCCACGGCGCCGAACGAGATTCGTCGATAGTGCGCGTTCTGCACTTCCTCGCGCGTCGTGCGGCAGTCCCACGCCTCACGCAGCGTGTTACTCGTGGTGATGGCTACCGGCGCGCTCCGCGTGTTCCGCGCGGTGAAATAGAAATCCTTATCTGGCTCGATGTACCAGATTTTGTTGCTGGACTTCGCCATTCTGTCGAGCACGGCCGCCACGGTCCAGGAATGGTCAAAGACTTCCTTTTCCAGCGTCTCGCCATCGTCCACGGTCTGCAGGGTGAACCCTTCGCCGTTGGCAAAGTTGGCGATGACCGAGCGGACGATGTTACCCGCCGTCATCTGCCAAGACCACGCTACCCCGCTTTGCGTGCCTGCCGACGTCGCGAGCGTTGCAGCCGTTGGCGACGCGACCGACGCGACCGTGTACGTTGAGCCATTGATAGTTACCTTTGTGCCGGTGAAGTTGAGGTCGAACCTATCGCCCGATACCCAAGCCAGCGCAGTACCGCTGGTATCGCACGTGCCAGACCACGAAGCGAATGTGGTCGAGGGATCGGCTGTCGTGCTCGCCGGGTGCATCAGGCGCTTCTGTAGCCGCTGCTCCCACCCCGCCGCACGCACTTCGTACAAGATCTTATTGCCGCTGTAACCGCTGTAGAGCCGCTGCACCACTTCGTCTATCGTGCCGCCGAAAAGCCGGTCGGCATCCTCGTAGATGCCGATGCCTTGCCCGACCAGTGGCGCAGAAGCGGGGTCAAGGAATGCGATGGACAGCGATGGAGGATAGCCCAAGCGGAAGGAACACGAGCAGGACCCCGCCAGCGCATCGCGCGCTACATCGTTGACTGTTGCTGAGATCGCCACGCTTCGCTATGCGCCGGCTAATTTGAGTTCCCGAACGGCGGCCGGAAGAACCGCCCTAGCGACTTCCTGCGATCCGATGTAGATCCGCAGTTCACGACCAGCCGCCAGCTTCGCATCAATGCGCTCAAGTACAGCGGCTACCGGGTCCATGAGCGTATCGCGGATGACCCAGAGCGCCTCGTTGTTCGACTTCAGGTACGGCCACCAGGTGTTCGCGGTATTCAGCGTGTCCCTGACGATGTTGGTCGTCTGCAGGGTATGTTGCACCAAGACGTCCAACGATTTGTTCATGCCCGACATCTGGAAGTTGCCGACTACGCCGGACACCAAGGAGCCAATACCCGTCGCCAGGTTGATGGCTCCCATGATTCCGCTGGATGCTGCCCCGGCCGCTCCCGACGCGCCGCCGCTGACCGATCCGACCGCGCCAGCCACGCCACCAGTCGCAGATCCGACTCCGCCCGCTACGCTGCCCGCAGCGCTGGCGCCGGCCCCGAAGATGCCGCCGATGAGCGGGATCTTGCTCAGTAAGCCAGTAAGCTTGGTAACCAGCCCGGTGGCGGTTAGGATGTGCTCAATGATATTGCTCAGGATCGACTCGCCCATGCGCTTGGCAATCCCAATGAACGTCTTCCCGGCACTCTCCCAGTTCACGATCATGCGCGCGATGTCCTGCGACATGTTGGTGATGACCGTGCTTACCTCTTGCAGCGCCTTTTTCTGCTGCTTTGCGACCTCGCCGCCGACCTGTCCAGCTTTGCGTTCCGCCTCGGTCCACTTCTCGTAAGCACGCGCCACGTCGAGCGCGGTAGCCTGTCCAGCCGCCTTCAGTTCTACGACGCGCTGATACAGATCGCCCGCCGCATTCGCCGCGGCCCGTAATTGCGTCTGGCTCTGCACGCCCAACTTATTCATAGCGTCCTGCGTGGCGAGCACGCCACCCCGGAGCTTCGAGAAATCGGCGTCGGCCACCTTGGCGGTTATGGCACCGAGGCGCTCAATTTCGGCGGTGAGCAGTTGGGTGCGCAGCGCCGTGTCGTCGATGGCGACTTTCTGCAGCTCAAGCGAGCGGCCCATTGTGGTGCCCGCTTGGTAGTAGTCGAACATCGTTTTGATGACCGACTGATATGCGCCATTGAGGCGACCTTGCGCCTCGCGCGTGATGTCCGAGGCGATCTGGAACGCGTTGAGCGTCTTTTCGGCTTCGCCGCTGGCTTCCCGGTAGCGCCCGATAGCCTTGGAGTATTCTTCAAGCGTGATCCGGCGCGCCGCAAACGCTGCCTCTACCGTAGGCCATGCTTTCGCCAGCTCGTCAGTAGAATCCTTGGCAGATACGCCAAACAGGCGCAACGCCTTTTCGGTATCCTCGACCTTCCCCTGGAATCCGCCCATCTTTGGGGTGGCTGTTTCCACTTGCGCCACCACCGGAGCGAACCGGTTGGCAAGCCCGAGCAGTGCGCGGGAGTAGGCATCCGCCGAGATGGACCCATTCATAAACTGCTCGCGCAACTGCTGCGCGGCCCCGCCCTTGCCCATCATCACCAAACGGCTATAAAGCTGCTCCTGCGCGAGCATAAAGTTCTTCGATGCCGCTCGCGCTTCATCCTGCCCGGTGGCGAGGTGCCACATGCCGCCTGCCAATTCGCCAATCGATAGCGCGATCCCGGCCCAGCCTGCACCTTTCAGGAGCGCCGCGGCGCCGCCCATCTTTGTGATGGCGGTTGCTGCGGCCATCGCCTTTTCAGCGAGCGTTCCGAAGGCGAGGATGACCACGGGCAAGGCCATTGCCGCGCCGGATACCTTGAGGATTGCGCCCTGCGCCGCGGGCGTCAGTTTGCTGAATGCGTTAGCCGCATCCTTCGCCCCGTTTATCATCGGCATCGCGTAATCGTTAAGGAATTGTTTGGCGGCCGGCTGAATCGCGGTGCCGATGTCCTGAAGCGTGAACGTTACCTGATCCTTGAAGTTCGACCACATGCCAAGCAACGATTTGCTCTGCTTGTCCATCAGGCCGCCAAACTTCGAATTCATGCCTTCGAGGATGGCTGGAACGGCGGTGCCCGCATCGACGGCACGCTGCTCAACGAGCTTCATTGCGCCGGCAACGTCGGTGTTGAGGGTCTTGGCCAGGATCTGCCAAGCGGGGATTCCGGCCTCGGCCAGTTGCCGCATCTCTTCCGCCTGCACCTTGCCCTTGGCCTGCATCTGCCCGAGGGCCGTAGTAATACGCTGGATGCCCTCTGCGCCCATGCCGAGCGCGGAGGCGGCGTTACCCACGGAGGTCAGGATCGGAATCACCCGGGAGGCATCAAAGCCCAACGCCTGTAGGCGCTTCGAGGCTACCGTAAGGTCGGAGAATTCGAACGGCGTGCGCGCCGCGAAGTTCTTCAGGTCTTCGAGGTGCTTTTGCGCCTTGGCCGCGCTGCCCAGCATCGTCTCGAACGCGATTTTGTTCTGTTCGAGTTCGCCAGCCACTTTGAGAGCAGCAACGCCAACGCCAGCCAGCGGAACCGTAATCGCCGCAGTTAGCGCCGTGCCCGCGCTCGCGACGTTCGACGCGAAAGACTGGATGCGACGCTCGGCCGCAACCAGCTTGCGGTCATAGTCCGCGAGATCCGCGCCGATTCGAACAATGAGAGATGCGAGACTCACTTATCCTCGTTCGCTCGGATTTTGTAGTAGATCAGCCAATGCGCCATCTCTGAAGCGCTCATGCTGCGTTTCAGTTCGGCTACCGTGCGGAAGTGGCGGCGTTCGGCAAGATCGTAGTAGATCCGCTCGCCGCCCTCTGTCAGTTTTTTTCGATTTCCGCCTGCGCTTCTTCGGTTGCCCCGGAAAGGCTTAGGATCTTACTGGCGATGCGATCGACCACCACGGCGTTCTTTCGCATCAGCGCGTCTAATTCGGCTTGGTCAAACAGTGGCTTTTTCGTCTCGGGGTTGATAATCCCTTCGATGGCAATCTTTGCCCCGTACTTGCCTACGTTGCCCGCCAGTGCACCCGCTGCGTTTGCAGGCATGCCCCGCTTGCATCGGTCCAACTGCTCGACCGTGAGGGCGCGGAGCAAGATCTTTGCCCCGCCCCATTCCGGCACTTCATAGACCTCTTCCGCGAGGTCGTTTGCTTCGAGAATAAGTTGCTTGAGGTCCATACATTTTTCTAAGAGGAAACGTAATCAGCCGCGCCACTCAGCGTGAACGACGCATTTTCCGTGGTGAGGTTGCCCAGCGATTGGTCAACCGAGTTATCGGCGTAGCCGTAGCAAACCAGCTTTTGCGCGCCGGATACCATGTGGAGTTCCAGCAGAAACAGCGAACCGCCGTTCGTCACAAAGTAGCCGTCCTGGTTGGTGAACCGCTTGATGGTGGCCGTGCCCTTGCCGAGCGTAGCCTTGTGCGACTCCCAGGAATCACCGAACACGGCAGCGGGCGCTAGGTTGTAGCCGATGTTGGCCGACCAGTCGAACGCCTGCCCGTATTGCGAAGCGGTCAGATACTTTCCGCTCACAGTCACGGCGCCACCAGGGGCAGAGTCGAAAACGATCTTGCCGGTGGCGTGAATCAGATAGTACGCGGACGAGTCAACCGGGGTGCCGTCGTCGTACACGGTAACCGCGGCGGTTGGGTCCCATCGGCGCTTGGCAGTATTGTTGATCTGATATGTGGTTCCCGACACGACTGAACACGCTTCAGTCGTAAACGTCGTACCCGCGCCGGTCGCGATATAGACATCGCCGCCCTTACCCGTCAGTACTGCCATGTTGCACCTCCGCGTCCGCGTCCGTCAGTGAATCGAGCAGGAGCGCGGCGCGATATTGCAACGTGCGCACGCGCTCCAATGCCTCTGGCGGTGGCGTGTTGGTGCGCAGCAATTCGAGCACGTGAGACTCGAATCGTTCGCACTCCTGTTGCACCACCGCTGCGATCATTTCCGGATTCATGGGATTAGGTGTAGGACAAAGCGCCAGTGCCGGTGAAGTTGTAGGTGACCTCGACCAGCCCGTTTACCTCTTGCCCAAACTGTCCCTCGACGTAGGCCGTCCCGCTCCAATACTTGAAACCGTCCTCGTACAGCCGCAGAGACACGGTAGAGCCACCCGTGATGGCCGTCACCAGGGCAGCGTGGCCGTTGGTGTCGGTGATGTCAAACCGGCCCTTCGCCGTCGCCGTCCACTTGCGTAGCGTGGCGGTCTTCTCTTCCCAGTCGTCGCCAAAGGCGGCGCTGTCGGCCAAGTTGGGGCCTGCGTTGAGCGTCCAAGAATCGATCTCAAGGACGGTGTTGGTGCTCAGCTTAACCGCGCCGCTTTTACCTGTTTTTACGGCCATTATGTTCTCCTATGGTTCAAAGTAAGTTTGGAACTGCAACGCAGTTACGAATACGCGGTGATTCACGTCCATGTCCCACTCGACGGAGTGATTCCTGTCCTCAAAATTCACCGCCTCAACGTCGATGTAGTCTTCCGCGCCCATCAGCGCGTTATAGATGGCGTCTGCAATGGCGTCCGCTTCGGCCTGATTGGTTTTGGCGTACACCGCATACCGGAGCCGTGCTTCCGCGATCGACGGCAGCGCGCCGAATTGATGCGCCCGCTTTTCGTCCTCGGTTTCGACCACCACAAACGGATAGGTCGGCCTCTGCGGCGCAAGCCCTTCGTAGATCCGGCAATCCGCTCCGCTGCCGATCAGTTCGACCAGCGCCGCGTCGTTGCTCAGCCGCGCGAAACATCGCTCAGGCAGCCTGGGCATTGAGCTTGTTGATAACCTCTTCCACTGCGCGTTCGATCATGCGGCGTACCTGCAAGCGTTTGTTCCGCACGGCGGTCTGAAAGAATGGCCACGGCTTGGCCCCTGGGTGGTCCACAGAGCGCACGAAGTAGCGCCCGAAGGCCAAGATGCCACCCTTTTTCTTGGGCACGATCTGGTGCGGTTTGGTGCCGAATTCGACCAAGTGCGCATGCGGCGCGATCTGGCCGAGCGTGAACACAAAAGACTGCAAAAATGTTTTAGTGGAACGGCCCGGTGCTGCTCGTAGCGCCCGCTTCAGGTTCCCGGTAGGTCCGCGTGGCGCTAAGCGTTCCGCCTCGGATCGAATCATCTTGGCGGCCATCGTTAGCGCATCCTGAACGCCGGCGGCCATGAACGGGCTTGCGTTCGCCAGCGCCTTGCGGGCTTGCGCCAATCCTTGCACCTGAATCGTTGAGCGGCTCGCCATTACGCCGGATCCACCTCGTCGCAGAACAGCGCCATGAACCCGCGCGTCTCGTCGGGGGTTACCACCGCACGGATGCCGTAGTAACGAACCTGGTTGGATTTCGGATCGTCGTAGCGCACGCGATAGTCCGCCGCGTTGATGGGTCGGTAGTACATCACGAGCAGTGAACTTGCTTCGGCCACCACCTGCCGACCGGAAAAGTACTCACGACCGCTGGTTGGCCGGATGGCCGCGCGCAACTGCTCATAATCTGCCCACGTTTCGGAGTCGTTGCCGGATTCATCCTTTGCCCGCGTTACCTGCTCGATAACCACAATGTGGCGCAGGTCGCCAGTGCGGACACCGGGGTAGTTCAGACCCATAGGCGATACGGCGCAATCAGCGCCGAAACGGACATCGGCAATTCCACGTCCCGCGCACCGGCCCGGTCGGAGATCACCACCAATCCGCGATTCGTGTAGTAGTGCTCGATGAGCAACAAAATCGCTTGCCTCAGTGGAGCGGGAACTAACGCCGCGCTCGCGTAGCCGAACACGGCGCGAATAACAATCGGGTTGCTGGTTTTCAGCGTTGCAGTAGGCCAAACCTGCTGGTAGGCCAGCACGATTTCGCCAGGCTCGCTGATCGTGTCTACGTGGTAATAGGCGCTACTGAACGTCGTCTCCGCGTTCGCGCTATCGGTGTACTTGAGGTACGTCACCGATTGCAGCGGCCCGAAGGGTAGGTCGATATCTTCGTCACACGGGAACGCAGGCAAATAAACGTCCCATGTCTGCGTCATCAGCAGGCGCCCGGTTACATCCTCAATCCATTGCCGCGCCGTCGAGATGATTGCGGAAATGAGCGCGTCATCTTGCGGCGGAGGGTCGTTGAGATGCGCCCGCGCTTCCGCCAGCGAGATCGGCTCAGACGTTGGCGCGGTAATGAGCTTGCGTGGATACATTGGGAAAAGAGGGGCGGTTTTCAGACCGCCCCAAGTCCTCGGAGGGTCGCGTAAGGGAAATCTACCGGACTTGCACAGCCTTTACGTAATCGACCGACATTGTTTTTGCGCCAGCGGACCCGTTCTGCCAGGCAATCGCTCTCAACTTTCTTTAAAGTCACCTCTCCAAAGCAGAGACGGCTCTACCTCGGCTAACTCTTGTTGGTCGTGTCCGGGACTTCAGCGGGAGCGGGAAGGACAGCCAACACATCGTCAATGTGCAAGCACTCCTTCAGGTTCGGGCACGGATCATTCGGCTTCATGACAGCCAGCTTGCCGTTACAGTAGTCGTTTCCGGCTGTGGCGTCATACAGAATGCCGACCACGGGAGGGTTGTAGGAAGACAACAAGACAACCTTGTCACCATTCTTGGCTTCGCGTCCATTCGCGTAGTGCATAAAATCAATCTCCTGTTCTAAAGAATCCGGGATCGTCTCTCCGATCTGTCACCGATGGGATGCTAGCTTCCCTCCGAACCGCT